TATGCCAACCGTCAAAGAACGAAGATGGCAATGTCTGATGCACAATTAATGCATGCACAGAAGATGGCCAGTGGTGAAGAACAATACCAGGGCAAATTGCTAGAAGCGCGGCAAAACGACTACAAGGACGAAATCGTTCTTTGCATTTTAACGTTGCCCATCATAATTTTAGCATGGGGAGTCTGGACAGACGATCCGGCGGCTATGGACAAGATAAAAATCTTTTTTGATCATTTTTCGGCATTACCGAAATGGTTTACCAATTTATGGATACTTGTATGTGCCAGCATATTTGGTATAAAGGGAACACAAATATTTAGAGGAGGAAAAAAATAATGTCTAATTATTGGAAAGCACAAAAACGTGAAGGTGTAAAAGAAATCTTTCCATCTATGGCAACAGTACAAAAACCTGGTGGAGGAAGATTTATTAAACCGGGTTCATTAAAAGGTCAAAAGACAGTTAGCCAAGTTAAACTTGATGCAGCAAAAGCAAAATTAGAAGCAGCTAAATTTAATTTAAAACAAACATTTACAAAATCGGATAAAGCTTTAAGTAAACTTAAAACAACAGTAAAAAAACAAAAGAAAATATTGGAGGAATAATGGTAAACCCTAGGTGGCGACCTGAAATCGCAAATTCAAGAGTACCCTTAAAAGGTCCTTCTAACATTACAAAAACAGTTAAACCCACACTTCCTCCAGCTGAAGAGTATATTGGATCATATATTGAAGGTGATTTGGGTGGTGTTAAAGTATCAAATAAGAGTTCTAAGAAATATTATAAAGGAATGATTTAGTGGATCCATTAGTCATCGTTGCTAAGTTACAAAAAATTCTACAAGATAATCTTCAAAGAATTGGTGACACTATGATTAGTGGAGCTGTTGACAATATGGAGAAATATCAGTATATGTTAGGACAGGCACGTACTTATCAGTACATGCTACAGGAAATCTCTAACCTGCTAAAACAGAAGGAGCAAAAAGATGAACAAGGAAACGTTATCGACATCGGACAAGGAACTCCCAAAACATAAAAATGCTTTGGAAGAAAAGTATAAGAGTCACGTAGAAAAAGAACCTTTAAATCCCGAAAATATTAAAGAACAAAAATCCCTGTTGCCTGAGCCTAGCGGCTGGCGACTTTTAGTTTTACCCTTTACACCAAAGGAAAAAACTAAAGGCGGAATTTTAATCGCACAAGAATCATTAGACAAATTACGTATCGCAACCAATTGTGGTTACGTGCTCAAGATGGGTCCGTTGGCTTATCATGATAAGGAAAAATTTCCAACGGGACCGTGGTGCAAACAAGGACAGTGGGTGATATTTGCACGCTACGCAGGATCAAGACTACCCATCGAAGGTGGAGAAGTTCGTATATTAAATGACGACGAAGTTTTAGGAACGATACAAAATCCTGAAGCGGTACTTCACCATAATTAATCATAGGAGAAACTATGCCAGACGAAGAAAAAACAGTAGATATTGATACAACCGGCCCAGGCGCTGAAGTAGATATATCCGAAGAAAAAAAAGAAGAGGTTGTCGAGACGGTTGAACCCGTTATCGAAGAAATAAAAGAAGAAGTAAAAGAAGAAGAAAAAGTAGAAGAGAAAAAAGAACCAGAGACCACGGACCAGGAAACAAAAGAAGAAAAACCAAAAGAAGAATTAGAACAATACAGTGAAGGTGTTCAGAAAAGAATTTCTAAGCTAACTAAAAAGTGGAGAGAAGCGGAAAGACAAAAAGAAGCCGCAGTCGAATTCGCTCGAGGTGGCCAAGCAGAACTTTCTGAACTTCGAACTAGACTTACCAGACTTGAACCGAATTATGTAAAAGCCATTGAGAACAGAGTTACCTCTGGTCTTGAAGCAGCTAAAGCAAAATTAACAACAGCAAGAGAAGCTGGAGATATCAACTCAGAAGTTGATGCTCAAAGAGATATTGCTAAGCTAACGGTTGAAGAAACAAGATTGAATGCTTTGAAAGAACGTCAATCTCAAGACAAAGAACGAACTGTAAAAACACCATCTTTAGATCAAAGGCTGCAGGGGCAAACACCTCCTCCAGATCCGAGAGCTGAAGACTGGGCATCAAAAAATGATTGGTTTGGTAAAGATAATGCCATGACCTATACGGCTTTTGACTTACATAAGAAACTAACCGAGCAAGAAGGGTTTGACCCTAATTCTCCCGAATATTATGCGGAAATAGATAAAAGAATAAGAGTTGACTTTCCACATAAATTTGGTAATAATACGTCTCAGGAATCGACTAAACGTACACAAACAGTAGCTTCAGCGAAGCGAAGTGTACAACCCGGTCGCCAAACCGTGAGACTCACATCATCTCAGGTAGTAATCGCTAAAAAATTAGGTGTGCCACTTGAAGAATATGCGAAACAATTAAAAATCACGAAGGAGGCATAAGCATATGCAAAATGACGACAAAATAAAAACTTCCCGTGCGAGCCAGACAAGAGAAAAAACATCTCAAAAAAAAGTTTGGACTCCACCATCATCTTTAGATGCACCCCCTGCGCCAGATGGGTATCAGCACAGATGGATAAGAGCCGAAACTATGGGCTTTGATGATTCAAAGAACATGGCCGGTAGACTAAGATCAGGATACGAACTCGTAAGAGGAGACGCGTATCAAGGATCTGAATATCCAGTGATATCAGAAGGTAAATACAAAGGGGTAATCGGAGTTGGTGGCCTTTTGCTTGCAAAGGTACCGATAGAGGTTGTTAAATCGCGCGAAGCATACTTTGATGGTATGACTAAAGACGCAAATGACGCGATTGAAAATGACCTTATGAAGGAGCAACACCCAGGAATGCCAATCAACGCTGAGAGGCAGTCCCGTGTAACCTTCGGTGGAACAAAGAAAAACTAATTTATTAGCGATTCCTAATCCAACGAAATTTAAATAAACCGTTCATAATTTTATTATTATGAGCATTAGGAGAAAAATACTATGGCAAATCAAGACGCAGCTTTTGGTTTCAGACCTACAAGATCACTTGTGGGTGGACAAATCAGAACTGAAGAATATGCAATAGCAGCTAACTACAATACAGCCATTTATACTGGTCAAGTAGTTGAAGCGGTTGCAGCAGGTGGTATTGAAGCAGCAGCGGCAGGAGACACACAAGTAGCAGGTGTTTTCGGTGGCGTGTTTTATACTGACCCAACAACAAGTAAACCAACATGGAAAGCTTATTATCCAGCAAGCACTAATGCTTCTGATCTTAAAGCTTCCGTATATGCAGACCCAGAGATCGTGTATGAAGCACAACATTCTGGTACAGGAACAGCAGCAATGAATAATTCAGGAATGGACTTCGCAGGAGTAGCAGGATCTACAATTACGGGTCAATCAACTTCTGAGTTAGACACGTCTGATTCTGGAACAGGTGGTAACTTCAAACAAATCGGAATCTCAACAGATCCCGATAACAGCGATACAGGTTCAGCTAATGCCAACGCTTATTGCGTTGCCAATACTGGTCTTCATATCTTTAAACTAACAACAGCCGTATAATAGGAGATATATAATCATGGCAATATCACGATCACAACTAGTTAAAGAACTAGAGCCAGGTTTGAATGCACTATTCGGCTTGGAGTACAAAAACTACGCTAACGAACATGCAGAAATTTTCAGTTCAGAAAATTCAGACAGAGCTTTTGAAGAAGAAGTTATGTTATCTGGATTTGGAAATGCTGCTGTAAAACCTGAAGGTCAAAGTGTTAACTACGACGCAGCACAAGAAACTTTCACGGCTCGTTACACGCATGAAACGCTTGCTTTAGCGTTTTCAATCACTGAAGAAGCGATTGAAGATAACTTGTATGACAGACTCGCGTCTAGATATACAAAAGCATTAGCTAGATCTATGGCTAATTCTAAACAAGTTAAAGCAGCAAATGTTCTTAATAGAGCGTTTAACAGTTCATACACTGGCGGAGATGGTTTAGAACTTTGTTCAACAGCACACGTAATTGTTGCTGGTACTGAGCAAAATGAACTATCAACTGCTGCAGACCTTAACGAAACATCTTTAGAGCAAGCAATGATTGACATTGCAGCACTAACTGATGAACGTGGTCTGAAAATTGCGGCTAAAGGAATGAAAATGATTGTTCCTTCTGCTTTGCAATTTACTGCTGAAAGATTGATGAAATCTGTAGGTAGAGTGGGAACAGCTGATAACGATATTAATGCAGTCAAAAACATGGGGATGATTCCTCAAGGTTATGTAGTAAATCACTACTTAACTGACACTGATGCATTCTTTATCAAAACAGATGTACCTAATGGACTTAAACACTTCACAAGAGCACCAATCAAAACCGCTATGGAAGGCGATTTTGAAACTGGTAACGTGAGATACAAAGCTCGAGAAAGATACAGCTTCGGCTGGTCTGACTGGAGAGGTATCTTCGGATCACCAGGTGCGTAATCACTAAATTAATGAGGCGGCCTT